ACCAGCAGTCGCTGTACACCTGCTCGTAATCTGCCTGTTCCAGCACCACCGGCAGCACGCTGGAAAGAGCCCGCGCGGTTGCCTCATCGTCCGCTGCACGGGGCAGCACATTGGGTTCCGGGTAGTTGTCCATGGCATCGGCGTGCTTGTTGGCGATGCTGTTGAACAGCCATCCACTGCTGGGCTGCGCCTTGCCGGGCATCATGGGGTTCTGGTAGTTCTTCCAGTGTCCCATGCGGAACCACAGTTCGTTGTCCACCAGGCGCCTGTCCAGTGCCGCCTTGCCGGCCTTGTAACGCTGCAGGGTCTGTGTGGCCGCAGCCACCTCCGCCGCACCCACCGGCATCGCTTCGTTCTGATAATCGTCCATCGTTCTTCTCCTTCAGATCCTGTAAAATCTTGCCTGCCGGTGCAGGTCCAGCGGGTCATCCGGCGGCGGCAGGGCCGTGCGCCGGGCCGGCGGGCTGATGGGGTTCTCCATCAGCACATACCGGCACTCATCATAAATGTGGTCCTCCTGCCGGGTGTCGATATCCTCCACGTTGCTCTCGTCGTACACGAGGTTCGGCAGCGTGCGGATGAAGTGTTTGCAGGTATTGAACACCTGCAGCATCGGGCGGCCGTCGGCGTCAAAGTTGAGCCGGTAGTGGAACTGCATCTTTCCCGCAAGGCGAGTGTGGTCCCCGGGCTTCCAGTGCAGGAAGTTGGGGCTCCGCTCCATCATGGCCGCGATGCTCTCGCCCCGGCTCTCATCAAAGATGGCCGGGTCGGCAACGCCATGGATCACCCGCCCCCGCAGCACGGGGTCGTTCTGCTCCGCCTCCCGGATGCGCCGGGCCTGTTCCACCGGGTCAATGCGCAGGCCCTCGTTGGGGCGGCCGGTGCAGCCGTACAGCTCCTTGATGCGGTAGAGCCGCCCCTCTTCATCGGCCGCATACCACCCCACCGAGAACGGCTTGGAAAACCCGAAATCGAACCCCCGGTAGATCTGCCAGTGCTTCGGGATGGTAAACGGGGCAATGACGTGGGTCCAGCGCTGATCCTGATAGTGGGCCGGGTCGTTGCGCCACTCGGTGAACACCTGGCCGGAAAAGCTGTCCCAGCTGCCATAGAGCAGCGCCTGCTTTTCCGCTTCCGGCATGGCAGCCAGGCTGGCCAGATAACCGGGATCGTTCTGCAGCAGAGCCGGGTTGTCGAAAATGCTGGAAGGGATGAACACCCTTGCCCGCCGCAGCTTCTGTTCGGTGCCGTCCGGCCGCCGCACCGTGTATTCCTCCACGATGGGCGTGCCGGGTGGGGCCGGGGTGATGAACCGCGCCTTCACCCACCCGTGGCCGATGCCGCCGGGGTTGGTGGTGGCCCGCATGTACACCCGGGTGCCCGGCCCGGTGGGGCGGTTGCGGCTCATCATGTAGCTGTACTCTTCCCATTCAAAATGGGTCAGCTCATCAAAGCCGATGAAGTCGTAGGCCTTGCCCTGGTAATTGGTGCGGTCCTTGGTATACTGCATGGAGCCAAAGTAGATCTTGGCCCCGCTGGGGAAGTTCCACACATGGGCCGTGGCGTTGTACTGCGCCTGCGGAAAGGCCCGGCGGTAGTACATCTGGCTTTTGTCCACCAGATCCGACAACTGCGGGTATGTTTTGCGCAGGATCAACG